GTTTAGAGACTAAATGCAATATAGTCTGTTTAAGGCCTATTTATAAAGACCGCGGTCGTCGTCTGTGCTGTTCTGCGGGCGGTTCGAATCAGCTCTTGAGGCAGTTCAGCCCGCGTCGCGGCTTCGGCGCGAATCTGCAAAACGCCGATCCCGCCTACGGGCTAGGCGGCTTTGAGAAGACGGCGCTGCGCAAAGTCGGGCTGCGATCTAAGACTGTGGTATGATACGCACGTTCGAGAGTCGTAATCGACGTTAAATTCCGCGCCTTGAACTTGGCGCAGACTGTCACGACCCGCAGTCAAAGCTGAGGCTACGTCAGCCTCCAAAGCGAAGTGGGCTTTTACCATTTTCATTTTGGAGTACACAACATGCCTTTTAATTCTGAACAGCTCGCTTATGCGGGCCGTGCAGCCATCGACTACTACTTGAAGAACGACCCGATTGATAACATCAACATCAATCGCCCGCTCATCGAGAAACTGATCGCTGGCAAGACAGAGTACGGCGGCGGATTGCAGTACGTGGTCGAACAGCTCCGCTATTCGAACGACAGCAATTTCCAGTCGTATTTCGGTGATTCCCAGGTCTCCTACAACCGCAAGCGTACCCTGCAGCAGGCGAAGTACACTTGGGGCGCGTTCCACGACGGCTTCGGGCTGAACGAGGACGAGTTGACACAGAACGGTATCGTCATGACTGACGACCGCTCTGCAACCCCGAGCGACGCCGAAAAGGTGCAGCTCACGAACCTCCTGAGCGAGAACATGGAAACGTTGAAGCTCGGCTTTGCCGAAAACTTCGACTACATGTTGCATCGCGACGGTAGCCAGTCCGCAACGGACATCCCCGGCCTTGACGCGCTGGTTTCGATCACCCCGACTCACGGCATCGTGGGCGGCATCGATCCCTCCGTCAATACGTGGTGGCAGAACTATGCCGACCTCACGGTTGGCAGCACGAGCACCGATATGCTCGAATCAATGGAGAAAGCATGGCGTGCATGTATCCGCGTTGGCGGACAGGCCCCCGACTTCCTTCTCGTCGGCTCCGACTTCCTCGACGCGTACCGCGTTGCGGCAGGCTCACCGGGCGGCGCGATTCAGCGTCAGGTGTTCCTCGGCGGCAAGACGGGCAACAAACAGGCGACCACATTGGACGCAGGCGTTGGCGAAGGCGTCAACACCGGCCTTTATTTCAAGGGCGTAGAGTTCAAGTGGGATCCGGTTATGGATGTCCTCGACACCATCGACAGTTCCTCAGTCCCGTGGTCCAGTCGCTTGTATATGCTGAATAGCAAGCACCTGAAACTGCGGCCCATCAAGGGTCATTGGATGATCCCGCGACGCCCGCCCCGCGTGTACGACCGCTATGTACACTACTGGGCGCTCACGTCAAAGGCAGCTCTGACGACCGGCAAACGGAACGCGCACGCGGTTCTGGCACTGGCCTAGGTAACACGAGTACGGGGCGGCCCTAGCGCCCCAAACTCACAGGAGATTGATATGAAGGTTCTCAACATTACGAATACGCCGATTGACACCGCTGCGGAAGGTGAAGTCCTTCCGTTCGTGGCGAACAACAACGCGCTGGCTGTGAACGTGTCGAGCGGAAGCCTGACGGTTCAGACATCAGACGACGGCGTGACTTGGACTGGTGCAACCACGACGCAGTACACTTGCGCCGCTGGTGTGACCCAAGTTCAGATTGACCGACGCTACATCCGTGTTGCCACGGCTGCGAGCGTCGATCTGATCCAGAACTAGACGATGACGATATAGATCCTCGGCAGTTGATGGCAACTGCCGAGGGTTTCTCTCACCACACCGGAGGATACAAAAATGATCGTTTACAAGACAGTTGATATTCGCCGCTCCGAACTCGCCATCATCCACAAGGATGTCGCGGCTTGGGAGCTTCCAATTCTTGAGGCAATGCACGATAGCGTCGCGGTAAGCGGCGATAAGCTGGTGCGGCGCGCTGTGCCGACCGCCATTGCTGAGTTTCAGCGCTTGACTGCGCTGTACAAAGATTCTACCAACCCGAACGGCGACAAGGGCATCCCCTTCGTCGAGTCGGTCTATGGTCAGGGCCGCATCGGCATGCAGAACCTCCAACGCGCCATTGATGACGCGGTTGTAGAGGACGAGCCGGAAGCGGTTGAAGTTGAGGATTTGTTGTAGCGGTTTTCTGCGGTGGGTGAAACTTCTCCCGGTCGCAAGACCGGGAGCTTTTTAGGAGACGAGATATGGCGACGAATTTTTCAGGCGTAGTGGTTCAGCAGAACGCCGACGGCACAGTTACAATTACGCTCACGGGCGGTGTTGTGTCAGAAGCGGACGGCCTCGCGGTCGATCTGCCCCCTATTACGCTTGCGAACGTCGCTGTGACGCCGGTTGTCGTTGTGACACCGCCGCCCCCGCCTCCGCCGCCTCCGCCGCCTCCGCCGCCTCCGGTCGGCCCGTCGCCGGTCGTGCTGTACTCCGATGTTCTCTCAGGCCCGACCTCGGGCGGCGAGAACAACAACGGCATGTACCTGTCGATCTTCGGCAAGAACTTCGGCACTGACATCACGAAGGTCAGTGTCCTCATTGGCGGCGCTCCGGTAGCGGCCGTTCGAACGCTCGGCGCGTCAAACGGACGCCCGGACATTCAGCAGATCACCGTCCAAGTCGGCGCGCTCAACGCGGCCGTGCAAGGGGCGCAACTGCCGGTCACTGTGATGATCGCAGGCAAGGGTGCCTCGAACTCCGCTGTGACCTTTACTCCGCAACCCGGCCGCTTCCTGTTCGTCAGCCTCACCGGCAACGACACGACGGCTGTACCCGGCGACATCACGCATCCTTATCGCCACGTGCAGGGCGCGGCGACGACATCGCCCGGCGCGTACTCCGTGATGAAAGCGGGAGACGTTGTGGTGATGCGCGCTGGCACGTATAGCGACGCTGGCGACGGCAACTATTTCATGAAACTGATAAATTTGAACGGCACCGCGCCGACCGGCGTAGCTGGCGCTGGCCCGCTGACGTTCATCCCGTATCCCGGCGAAGTCGTGAGCATCACGAACACGTCCACGGCTGCGGGCGGTATCTCCGGCGTGGACACCACGAGCTACACGGGCGGCAAGTGGGTCACGATAGCGGGCCTGCACGTCAACTCGGGCGGCAACGCTGGCGTCATCAACGCACAGATTGCGGCGCTGAACTGGCGCGTCGTCAACAACGAGCTGCAAGCCTCGACGGCGACGAACAGCGCGCTGGCCGCTGGCATCACGGGCAACGGCACGAACATGTTCTGGGTCGGCAACCACGTCCACAACATTGCGGGCGGCACGAATCAGGAAATGCACGGCATCTATATCGACGGCGACGGCAGCTACGAAGTGGCCTACAACCTCGTCGAGAATGCCACGGGCGGCTCGGGCATCCAGACCTACAACGACGGAACGAACGGCTCGACGACCACGAACAACGTGCATATCCATCACAACATGGTGCACGACATCAGCAAGCACGGCTTGAACATTGCTGACCAGTCGGGCAACGGCTTCCAGGTTTACGACAACATTGTTTACAACATTGCTTACTCGGGCGTCCGCTTCAACAGCAAGATACTGAGCGGATGTCTGTTCTACAACAACACGTTCTACAACACCAACACGAAGAAAGCTTCGGGTTACGGCGCGATGTCGAACGATGACACGTTCCTTGCAACGGCTCTCGACTTACAGAACAACATTTTCTATCCGCTGACCGGCACGGCATACGCCTCGGGCTCGGTAGGATTTACTGCGAAGTTCGGCAGCGCGAACAACAACCTGTACTTCAACGGCACAGGTCCGACCCCCGGCACGACGAACGCCCTGGCGCAGCCCGCGTTCAATGCCCCGGCGAGCGGCGACTTCACGCTGACGGCCGCTTCCCCGGCGAAAGGCGCGGGCGCTTATGGCGCATCCGTAGCCTCTCTGGTGACGACCGACTACGGCATCAACCCGGTAACGGGCAAGACGAGCATAGGAGCCTATCAATGAAATCTGATTTCCAAGGCGGCGGCCCCAAGGGCGCGAAGGGTTTCCCCATCGGTGACAAGAAGCACGCGCGGCTTGCCATCGGCGGCGCGACGCGCTCGTTCCGCGCGGGTAATATCTCGTCCTCGAAGGAAGCGAGCATCAAATCCGCAGCTCGCAAAAAGCTCGGAATTGCGCTGACATCGTAATGCCTGCCAAATACGAAGCCATTCGCGACTCTTACGTGAAAGCGGGCAAGCCGCTTAAGACGGCCAAGAAACTCGCGGCCATGACCTACAATTCGCAGCGCGGTCCCGGCGTCGCGCCGGTCACGCGCGCAACACCAAAGCTCGAAAAGCTAGGTAAGGCGCTCACATGAACGGCATAGTGTATGTAGTCACAAATACCGCGAATGGCAGCAGTTACGTAGGTAAAACATGCCGCACTTTGTCCCGGAGATGGGCTGAGCACTGTAGCGGGCGAACTATGCGTCGTTATCCGCTCGGTAGAGCCATAAAAAAGTACGGCAAGATAGTTTTTTCCGTTGAGCCACTAGCGCGCGGTTTGGATGCCGAGGAAGCAAGTCTCATAGAACGACAGTGGATAGCTATTTTGAAACCCGCATATAATCTAACAGCCGGAGGTGACGGCACCAGCGGGTTAGTGCGCGGCCCTTTCACTGCGGAGCACAAAGCAAAACTGAGTGCGGCCCATAAAGGGAATAACATAGGAAACACTCATACTTTAGGAATGAAATTCCCGAATCGGCGAAAGCCGCCTACGTATACCGCAGAGCATCGCGCGAATCTTAGCGCCGCAGTGCGCGCAGCGTGGTCAGAAGGGAGGCGCACACATGGAGCCGATTAATACCCCGCCGAATCTGTTCATGATCCCTGCGGGATGGACGGAGGGCGTCCTTTACGACAAGGGCGGTGATTCGCCGCCTGTCTGGTGGAGCGCACCGCCGACGTTCGAGGATGTCGGTTTCTGGAAATTTGATGGCACGCCGGTCGCGTATCCGCACACGATCATCTACACCGGCGCGAACGCGCTGCCGGTCGGACAGGCCGTGTTCAACTGGACGATTGAGGAAGCGTCGAGCATCCCGTTCTGGTTCATCTATCGGTTCAGCGCGACGGGCGCGTGGACCATCATGCCGTTCAGCGGCTCACCCGGCGATACCGGCGAGTTCGCGGTGTTCCTGCCGGGCGGCCTCGACCTCGGCCAGAATCCGCCGTTCGACGACGCGGACGATCCGCAACCCCCGTATTTTGAGTGGGGCGTCCTCAACACCACAGTATTCCCCGATGGCTCGCTGCCCGCGGCGTTCGAGGCCGTGCTACTCCTGCACTGCGATGGTGATAGCGCCAGCACGGATTTCATCGACAGCTCACTGAACAAGTTCACCGTCACGCCGAGCGGCGGCGCGGACATCACGGACACTAACCCGAAATTTGGCTCAGGCGCGCTTAACCTTGAGGCTACAACTACCGACGCGGGCGACTACATCAGCGTCCCGATAGTACCGGGCGGCCTGCTCGACATCCTGAGCGGCGACGGAGACTTCACCATTGAATTCTGGGTCAACTCCGAGTTCACGAATGGTGTCATCCTTGATTACGGCGACTCGCATGGCTCGTTCGGCAACCCCGGCAACGATCAGGGTGTGTATTTTCAGATGGGGTCGCAAGTTGTCGTCAACACGTCGATTCCAGGTTGGGCGGAACTTGCGAGCGCGGCCTCAACCTTGCTAGCAGGCGAATGGAACCACGTCGCGCTTGTGCGCTTCAACAGCGTCGTTAAGGTGTACGTCAATGGCAGCGCTACGGGCGGCACAATGGCGAACGACTGGACTGACTTCACGCTTGGCAGCACCAATCCGAGCTTCTTCACGGTCGGTTGGTCACAGAACGTTGACTCAGCGGTATCACCTTCAACGTTCGATGAAATTCGCGTCTCGAACATCGCGCAGTATACCGCCAACTTCACACCGACCGGTCCTTTCGAGGAACCTATTGACCTGGTATGGGAGGAAGGTCAGGTCAACGTGTCGGTCTACTCCGATCAGTTCAATTGCGAGTGCGACAGCGACAACTCGACGTATGCGACGCTAGCTGAGCTGCGCCTGCGGATGATGTATCGTCTCGGCTATGCCGCTATGGCGAACACACCGCCGCCCGGCATGGTCGGCCTGCTGAATGAGTTCCTGCAGGACGCACAGCGGCTCCTGTACCGCAGCTATAAAGAGCTGCGCACAGAGCGGTTCTTCAAGTGGACTATGGGCATCGGCCAGCGCTACTACGGCATCTACAACAACGAAGATGGCTGTCTGCGCAAGCTCGACCCCTACAAGGTTACGTGGGTCGGCTTTCAGGACTTGAACCTCGCGTGGTATCCGCTCATCAAGGGTATCGACCCCGTGCTATACACGCGCGCTCAGATCACGGTCGGTTGGCCGTCGAACTACGAGATCCGCTCGTGCATCGAGATTTTCCCAGCGCCGCGCGCCAACTACACGCTGTTCGTCCGCGGTCACTTCGGCCTTGATCCGTTCACGGACGATGCCGACCGCACAACCATTGACGACGAGGCCGTATTCCTTATGGCGCTCGGTAACGCGAAGGCGCACTACAAGCAGCAGGACTCAGGACAGGTTCTCTCGCAGGCTCTCGGCTACGTGCGCAATCTCGTTGCCGGATCGCATTTGACCGCGCGGTACATCCCGCGCACGGAAGTTCAGCGCCCGATGACGCCGCCGCTGTTCCTCCCGCTGCTGAATAAATAGCCATGACAGCGCCGAGCATACCGCTGACCACGATCCAAGGCGGCATCAATCGCCTGCGCACGAAAGGCGGTGCCAACAACCAGTCGCTCTACGATCTGCTGAACGGCTACGTCACCGCGGCACAGACAGTGAAAGTCCGCCCCGGCACAATCCGCAACACGGTGTTGCCGAGCGTGACGAAAGGACTCGTGGCATTCCAAGGTAGCTTTCACGTCTTCTGCAACACGTTCGTCGAAGTGCCCGATGGCTACACCTGCCATGTTCTCACGCACCCGCTGGGGCAGGATGTTGAGAATCCAGTCCCAATCAAAGAGATTCACTTCGCTGCGCCGTTCATGGGTTTCCTCTACGTCGTCGCGGAGTTTGAGCCTGTCAGCACAGCGGTCATCGACGCAGGTTTAATCTTCCACTACTGGCTGCAAGGCTATGGCACCGGCAGCGCATCGAGCACCTGGCTCCCGAACACCGTGTACATGATTGGCGACATCGTGACGCCGACAGTACCGAACGGCCTCGCCTATCGTGCCACGCGGTTCGCTAACTCCATCAACCCGGTATGGACTCCTAACACTATCGAGTCGCTAGGCAACAGGGTTGAGCCTACAGTGCCGAACGGTTACTACTTCATCGCGACGGAAGTTGATGGCGACAATCCGGTGACAGGTGCGACCGAGCCTGTTTGGCCGACCAGCACCGGCGCGACGATAGCTGAGAACTCTGAGATAGTTGACGGCGAAGAAGCTGCTACGCCCGGCCCGGCTCCGCAGCCGAATCCGAACGCGCAACCTAGCACGCCGACGCAGGCGCGATACGCGAATCCGGCTAGCCCCGGTGGGCTCTACGGGCCTACTGCGGTCGGCAACCCCGCAAATCCGTTTACCGGGACGGGGGGCTAATGTCTATCCCACGTTGGTCGGCAAACACCCTATATCAGCCCGGCGCATTCGTGCTGCCGCGCTCTGGCTCCGGCGTCGTCTCGCGACTGCCTGACAACCCGAGCTTCGAGGACGGCCTGACACAATGGACCGTGAGCTACCTGCACGGCAGCGCCGGCCCCGGCGTAGTGGCGTCAACTGATCAGTCATTTGACGGTACGATGTCCGCGTACTGGGCCGGCAACAGCGGCTCGGGAGTCAAGGGCTCCGTCACCGCAATTCTAGAGAACGCTTTCCTCGCGCCAGTTGTGCCGGGGCTCAAGATAACGGTCGGCGGATACCTCTACCGCAACACGTCCCCCTCTGCAAGCTCGGCTTGTGACGGAGCGTTCGGTATCATGTGGTATGACAGTAGCAATAACTTGCTACGAACGGACCAGACCCTTGAGCCGGGCGGCATCAATGCGGGCTCGTGGGAGCATCGCACTGGCACGTTCACCGCGCCAGCGCTCGCCGCGTTCGCGCAGTTCTTCGTCAGCATGACCGGCAACGCGAGCGGCGCGAAGATCTACGCTGACAACTGCACATGGAATTACGTCTACCAGAACGGCCAACCGGGCCTCGTGTTCGTCGCCGTGCAGGCCGCAGCCGGTCTCTCGGGCTCAACGGAGCCTGTGTGGCCCGTCGTCGAGGGCGACACGGTTGTAGACAACGCCGTGACGTGGGAAGCGGAGGTCGCCTCGCGCATCATCTGGACCGCTGAGCCTATTTTGCGCTCCGGCGAGTACGAACCCAACTTCTCAGACATCGTGGGCGGCGTGACGGCGGACTTCTCGATAGCGTGGGTCGCGACAGACGGCCGCGTGGCTGACCCCAACTGCCCGCACTCAAAGATCGTCGCTATTAACTCGGCAAAAATCTTCGCAGGCGATGACGATATAATCGCGTTCTCCGCGACGAACAACCCGCTCGATTGGAGCACGCAGTTCGACGCGGGCTTCCTGCCGTTCGGCTTGCAGACATACGGCAATGAGCCGGTGCAGGCGCTCGGCCTTTATCGCTCGAACCTGATCGCCTTCAACGCCATTGGCTACCAGATGTGGCAGACCGACCCGGACCCGAGCAACATGGCGTTGCTCGACGCGAGCCCCGTGGGCTGTCAGTACAGCAAGAGCGGTCAGCCGGTCAACAACGATTACGTATTCCTATCCTCGGTTGGCATCCGTAGCATTGGTATCGCTGGCGCTAGTACCAATTTACAGACGGGCAGCTTTGGCAAACAGGTGGACCCGCTCGTGCAGGCGCTTGTAAAGCTCGGCTTCGAACCGATGGCGCTATTTTTTCCCGGCACCGGCCAATACTGGCTCTGGTTCGGCAACGAGGTAATTGTCCTCACGCAGAACGGCGGCGCGAACCAGATGAGTTGGTCGCGCTACGTGTTCGCGAAGGACATCGTGAATTGGACCGTGCTGAACGGTGTCCTATTCCTGCGTACATCGGACGATCTGGTGTGGCAGATGGACGAGGACACTTTCGTTGACGACTTCCAAGGCAGCACGACCGGCCAAGGCTTCGACGGCTACATGAGCTGGCCGTATCTCGACAACGGCAACGTCGGCCTTGAGAAAATGATGGAAGGCTTCGATATGGTGTGCACTGGCGAAGTGAATGTGAGCTTCGGCTACGATCAGAACGACCAGAGCTTGTCCACGGAGTCATTCCATTTGAGCGGCGACACGCTGCCCGGCGTCGGCATGATACCGTTCCCCTTCACCGCGCCGTCATTCCAGATGCGCCTCGACTTCGGCTCGACCCAGAATTGGGAATGGAACGCCGCTGTCCTGTACTTCTTCACGGAGAACCAAACATGATAACAATACGCGACTCCCGCATACTCGACATCCTCATAGTCGGCTTCGATCTGCCGCAAGAGGAGAAGGATCAGATCGCAGCATTCGGCGGCGACATGCAATGGGACCATCAGCGCATCGCAGCGCTGTGCTGGCAATTGCCCGGCCCAAAGTGGACCTTCATCACGCCGGACAATCGCCCAATCGTCACTGGCGGGCTCACGCGACTGCATAAAGGTGTATATCGCAGTTGGTTCATGGCGAGCCCCGAGGCATGGACGCGCGACCACGCGGCTGGCGTTACCGCCTGCACGAAGGAAGTCGTCGAAGGAATGCTCAAGAGCGATCACGTCCATCGCATTGAAACGCTTGTACTTGCGTCGAGGGAAAAAGCCCGCGCATGGTACAATAAGGTCGGATTACAATACGAAAGCACCCTAAGCAGCTACGGCGTCAATGGCGAGGACGCGGCGCTGTACGTCGCGTTGAAGAAACCGAGGGTGAACTAGTATGTGCATGGGTAGCTCAGACAGCGCTACAAATGCTGAACAGCAGCAGGCAACGCAACAGCAAGCGGAGATCACCGGCAACGTCAACTCCATCAATTCGGCGTTCGCGAACCGCGCTCCGCAGTACGCTCAGTACCAGTCGGCCCTGCAGCAGCAGTACCAGACGGAGCTGAACCGTCAGAACACCATAGCGGCGCGCAACACAAAGTTCGGCCTCGCGTCGAGCGGCCTCACGGGCGGCAGCGCGGCTGCGGATCAGGGTCAATTGCTCGGTCAGGACATGGCGACGGGTCAGTTGAACGCGCAGCAGGACATCACGGGCGATGTGGCGAAGCTGCAAGCGGCCGACGCGGCGACGAAGCAGCAGATGATTTCGCTCGCGCAGTCAGGCGGCGACATCGGCAACGCTGCCGGAATGACCGCGCAGGGCTTGCAGGCGAACATCGGCAACGCGCAGTCTGTCAACGCGGCGAACGCGCTCGGCAGCGTCTTTGGCGACGTGGCGACTAACGCGACGAACATGAACACGGCGGCTCAGTACCGCAAGGGTTACTTACAAGGCTCAAGTGGAACAAACAACGCCGCGATGTACGGCTCGAAGTTGGGGATGTAGTATGTGTGAACCTATTACACTTAGTCTTCTCGCAGCGGGCATGTCAGCAGCCGGCAGCGGCGCGAGCATGGTTTCGCAAAACAACGCCCTGCAGAAACAGGATCAGATTGCTGCGCAGGGCATCGCGCGCCAGAGCGCCATCAACAAGCAGGCAAGCCAGCAGGTCTCGGGCCTCACTAAGACGGTAGCGGCCGACGACCCGACCGCGATTGCGGCTAATTTGAAGGCACAGTACGCTGCCGCCTTGCAGAACAACAGCACGGACACGGAGCCCGGCGTCAGCGGCTCAAGCAAGCGCTACGGCGAAGCGACAACGACGGCGAACCAGAACATCGGCGCGTATGGTGGCCAGCAGGCCGGGCTCGACGCGACGGTGAACGCGCCGACGCTGCAGCGCTTGCAGGATCAGGAACAGATTGGCTCGACCGCGGGCAACCTCGGCCTGTTGCAGAACCAGTCGAACAACCAGGAAGCGCTCACGCAGACCGAGATCAAGTCTGTCGCTGCGAATCCCTGGCTGTCGGCCATCGGCGGCGTGTTGAAAGGCGCGGGCGCAGGCGTCGGCGCTTACGGCGCGGCAACTGCCGCAACAGCCGGGGCCGGAAATGCGTTAAACTCTAGCTCGAATCTGGACGTGAATGCGGCTCCGGGCGCGGATGCGTTCGCGGGCTCAACAGGGCCGACATATCCGATGGGAATTTACGGGAAGTAATGACATGGCAGACGTAAACACAGCAGGCTATCAGGCACTCGGCTCCGCGCTCACGGGCGGCGGCGAACTGCCTGCGACCATCGGTTACGATCAGGGCGCACTCGTCGGTGCCAAGACTCAGGAAGCCATGCTTGCTGCACAGAGCGAGCGCGACCGCCAAACGGCACTCGCGCAAGCCCCGGATTTACTGACGAAAGCGGGTGTAGATCCGCAGAGTCAGGCGCTCATAATGACCGGCCTGCGCACGCACACGAATCCGAAGGAACTGGCTGATACGCTAGGCACGCAGTTCAACACAGCTATGCGCCAAAAGATCTCCGATTCGGATACCAGCAACCCGGATCGCTTTCACGCTGGCGCTGCTATCGATCCTGCCCTACTCGGCCATCAGTTCGAGACCCTTGGCGACAACGGCGTTGCAAACAACGTGCAGAGCGGCGTCGCACAGACACCGTACAGCACCGCCGCGACTTCGCAGAAGAACGCGCAGGCGAGCCTTGAGAACGCAGAAGCGGCGAACAACCCGCACGTCGGCGGCAACACAATGGGGTTGACCGGCCCGGTAGATCCGCAGGTTGCGGCCCACTTCGGCGATCAGGTCCATAACGGCACGATGCAAATGTCGAACTTCACCGGACGCCTCGCAGCTTACGCACCGGCAGTTGCTACGTACATGGCGCAGGAGTACCCGGACTTCAATCTCGGCGACACGCAAGCTGTGAAAACAGCCGGCGAAAAGAGTTGGATGGGTAACGGCATCAATGCGCAGAAGGTGAACTCAGTCAACACGCTTGTCCCGCACATGGATCTGGCTCGGCAGATGATGACTGCGCTCGACAATGGCGACAATCAGACGGTAAATGATATGAGCGCCAAATGGAAAGCGTGGACTGGCCAACCTGCGCCTACGAACGCGCAGCAGGTAGCTCAGGTGTTCGGCCCCGAACTGACGCGCTTCATATCGCCCGCCACAAGCACAGGCGAGGAACGCGCGGGAGCGCAGAGCGCAATGGCGCTCGTCAACTCCCCCGGCCAGTCGAGCATCGGCTTCGATCAGCTCGACAAGCTGGTTGCCGGTCGTATGAACGGCTTGCGGCAGGCGCGCATAAACGATCACGGTTCCGACGATCTGGACAATCGTCTCGTCCCAATGGCGCGCTCTAAGTACGGCAAGACAACGGCCGGTCAGGATGCGGGCACGGCACCGGCTGCTGTGGCACCGGCAGCGAATCCGGCTCTGACGGCGGCACTGGCACAATACGGGGTCCATTAACGTGGCCGCCGACGATCCGAACTTAGTTACCGCGTTCATGAACGCTCACGCTGCGGGCGACACCGCAGCGGCGGGCGTGCTCGCGGCTGAGATTCAGCGGCAGCGCACAGCGGCCCCGGCTGCGCCGCCCGCTGCGGCACCGCCTGCCGCTGCGCCGCCCCCGCCGTCAACTTTCGGCAGTACGCTGAAAGGCGAGGGTGAAGTCGCGGGCTCCGCGCTCCTGAACATGCCCGGCGCTGCATTGAACGCTGGTGCGGATCTTCTGAGTCGCGTCACAGGCAACGGCCCGCGCGCGAAACCTCTAGTGCCGAGCATAGAGCCCGGCGCGGCAGGCAAGCAGTTCCTTGGTGATGTGGGCGACATCGCGAAGCCTGTCACAAGCGCGCTTGCGAGTGGCGCTGGCGCAGTCAATGACGCAATGGGTAATTCTCCCGCCGCAGATGTGGTGCGCGACGTAGGTCATCAGGCAGTCGGTGTCGGCGGCGACGTGGCGAGCTTACTCCCGTTTGCTGGCGCAGCGAAAGGCGCTGCTGGCCTACTGACGAAAGCCGGTGAAGTCTCCCCGGCCACGGACCTCGGCTATCGCGCGGCGACTAGCGAGACCGGCAAGCTGTTGGCAGGCGACAGCGCTGGCCCGACACTGATCCATCACAACAACGCCGTCGCTAAGATGGTAGTTGGCTCCGAAGCAGGTTTACCCGCTGGCACCACGCCGAGCTACGAAGCGCTCGAAGCCGCTCGCGCGGCCCCCGGCGCTGTGCTCGACCGCGCTGGTGCAGCGTTACCGGCAGGCGGCCTCGATGCCGATGCGCAAGCAGCGATCAAGAATGCAGGCACGCCTGATGGCGGCCGCGTAAGCCCCGGCAGTCCGCAGGCGCAGGAACAGATCGCCGCACTGAAAGCACAGCTTACCAACGCTGGCCCGGACACTACCGGCACGCAGTGGACGAACGAACTGCGCGGCCTGCGCCAGGAAGGACACGTCAATGTCGCCTCTGATGATGTCAGCAATCAGCAGTTGGGCGCAGCACAGCTCGACATGGCGGGTGCCATTGAGGGTCACATAGACCGCAACCTCCCGACCAACGCCGGTGTGGACATGGATCAGCTTCTCGCGGCGCGCAAAGCGCTTGCGAAGAACTACACCGCGACGGCAGCGTTGCGCGGGGATCGCTTCGACATGAACGCCATCGCGCGCACACAGCGCGCAAATCCGAACTTGCTTGATGGCGATATGAAAACGACCGCTGACTTCGCTAACGCGAATCCCGAAGTGGTCGGCAACCCGAGTGAGTTGAACAAGCCTAGCGTACTAGGCGACTTGAAGAACATCAACCTTGCATCACCCAGTAGTTATATGTCTGCTGTCACTGGCGCGCTCGGCCGTCGCATCCTGACAGGCGGCGCGGAGACTCTTGGCAACACTGCAGATCTTGTAGCGCGCGGCGATCCGGCGACGGCGTTCGCGCCGAAGTTCAATACCGTGCGTCCCGGCGCTGATCTTCCGCAACAGAATGAACTGCCGTTGCGCTCCAACATGACGCTACAACCGCCGCTCGGCAACGCACCGCCATTGCCGAGCCCGAGGCAACAGCAGCCGCTCGGCTTGGGTGAGGCACTGCAATTACAGCATCCGCCCGGCGATGCACCCGGTGTTGCGCCGCAGGAGCCGATGAATCAAAACCAGTACCAGTTTGGGATACATGCACCTATGCCACTAGATTTACAGCCGCCTCCGGGCCGCGTTGGACTTGGGAATGCACTACTCGGTAGCGTTGACGACATAACCGCTGCGGGCCAAGCGCACGGCAAGGCCGCTGCAAACGGCGGCAAGCCCGAAGAAAAGGGCCTGCCAACCGACATGGCGGATCGTGCGCGCGAGGATAAGGGCCTGCCGCCCGCTGGCATCGCGGACCACGCCGCTATCCCGCAGAACGCGCTCAAGGAAATCGTAGACAACGTGCGCAGCACGGGGCTCACCCTCGATGACTTAAAGACAGGCGACGGTCGCCCGCCGAACGCGATGGAACAATTCCTGCTGGCGTTGCGCAAGTCACAGGGGAAGTAACCCCGTGGGTGTCTACAAGGTTCCAATTTTCGGGACGGTCGGCAAGACTATCCGCATTGAAACCGGCGACGAACTGACGCAGGCGCAGGTTGTCGCGCTCATCAATCAGGCGTTCGCGACCTACAGCCCGAACTTCGTACAGGTCAGCGCCAATCCAACCGACACCAGCACGCCGCTCTGGTCGCGCATCCAAGATGTTCCTCAGAACATCGTGGACGTGGCCGCGCTCGCGTCGAGCGGGGTGCTGTTCAGGAACGCTGTGGGCCACATCGTCACCATACCGATCCCGATTGCGCCGCCCGGCGAAGAAGGGCCGCCCGGCGAGGACGGTTCGCCCGGGCCGCAAGGCCCGCAGGGTCCTACCGGCCCCACAGGGCCGCCCGGACCATCTGGTAGCGGCTCAGGTAGCGCCGGTCCGCCCGGTCAGGACGGTATCGACGGCGAGGACGGTATCTCGATCCCCGGCGTGCCCGGCCCGGCAGGCGCTACGGGGCCAGCAGGAGCCGCAGGAGTGGCAGGTTATGGTAAGCCGGGCGAGGACGGGCAGGACGGCGACGATGGCCCTATGGGGCCTCCTGGGCTGTCTGGTGCGAAGGGAGCGACAGGGGCGACAGGTGCCGCGGGCTCTGCGGGCTCTACAGGGGCTCCGGGGCAGGACGGAGACGACGGATCGGATCAGTACATCCTGATCGCGCCGCCTAGCGCTGGCTTCAATACGGCGGCGAACTATGTCCTGACCGGCGCTTGGACGTTCGACGCGCCGACCGGCGCGAGCGCCATCATTGCGCAAGGTGTCGATTCGCAGTACGCTGTGGGCATCTTCGGCAGCGCCACTAGCGGCAAATCATTTGGTCTCGCGATTGAAGCCGGCACCACGAGCGCGGATCAAGCCATCACCGTTCTGAATCAGGCAGGGAGCACTGTACTGTTCAATGTTATTGGCGCGCCTACTGCGACAACTGGCGTGCTCATTAAGGGCTTCGGCACCACGGCGGGTGCGCTAGTGGACATGACGCCGGATCATGGCACCTATACAGCGACCGGGACCGGCTTCAGCGGCACGGCTCCGAGTTCAACGGCGGTGTGGACGAAAATGGGCGCGCATGTGACCGTTACTATTACCGCTATTCAGGGTACCAGCAACGCCACGTCGTTTACGATCACCGGAATGCCGGCGATCATTCAACCGGCGCGCACGCAGTACCTTGCGTGCCCGTCAGATTTCTTCGATACGAGTAGCAGCCTTCTGGTGAATACCGTAGCCGCCTCGATTTCTACAGCGGGGGTGATTACCCTGTATCTCGGGGGTAACTCTTCCGGTTGGGTAAATACGGGGACGAAGGGATTATTCACAGGTTTTGGTTGGACATTCTCGTTCGAGCTACTCTAGTGTGCTATAATTTGATTACCTAGGAGACTTTTATGCAGCAACGCAAACTTTTCATTCCGCCCGTCGCCCTCATCGGCACACTGGCGACGACCATTCTTGAAGGCGGCACGACTGCCGAGTCCGGCAACACCGGATATACGGCCGTCAAGACGCGCCTGATCATCCGCCACATCCGCATCGTGAACACGACTGCTGGTGCGCTGGCTGTTTCGCTGTTCGTCGGCGCGGCTGCGGCGGCTACTGCGGGTACCGAGTTCGCGTTCAGCGCGTACTCTGTTGCCGCGAACAGCTATGTCGATTGGTACGGTGAGCTGATCCTCGATGCGACCACGCCGAAAGCTCTGTGCGGCGGCAGCACCACGACTGGCCTCACGATCAACTTCGACAATTGCGAGATCGGCTTCGCGTAATAGCAAGCCATACGGGGCCTCGGAAGAGGCCCCAGCTTTTAGGAGAAAAACCATGAATCTGACTCAGCTCAATTCCGCAGCGAAGTTTCTCGGGCGCGTGAACCTAAATGCCACCGAGGTAAACGAGTTCTCGGGCCTGATGAACCAGATCAACAGCGAAATCGACGTGGCCTCAAAGGCTGTCATCGCGGAACACGCCGCGAAGAATGCCGCTGCCAAAGCCGACCCGACACCCTCGCCCGGCGAGACAGTCGCGAGCGCGGTGAGGGTAGCCGTGAAGACGGGTAAGAAAATATGAGCCTAGACCCCAATACCGTGACCGCTATTGGGGTCTGCTTTACTGCACTATCTGGCGTCGTGGCTGCTGTGTACGGTTACAAGAATCACAGCATTGCGACCACGATACAGGTCAACACTGACGGCAACCTAGCGCGGCTTATGGGGGAACTCGTGACGCTGCGCGAAGCCAACGCGGCAGCACTCGTACTGGCACAGAAGAACGTCGCGGAAAGCTAGGGAACTAGCGCCAGTGTGCTTTGACCCAACTCAGATTGGACTCCCACGGTTTTACGGGGCCATTCATTTGAACTAGTCTTGCGTCAGAGGGCAGCACGGCCGGGTTAGGCAAGTCCCGGATGGAGTATATACCCGAATCCTTCGGGTATATGGGAACCTTCTCTGCGAGCTTATAGGACATCCATGCTTGATCCGACCCCCGGTACCCAGCGCGCTTCGCTTCGAGGACAGAGGCGTGCCCCTTGAATGACTCCCAAACTTCCGTGTGCGCGCCGGGCTTGATGAGATAGATCCCTCCGCCAATTCGGCGCCGCTTGCCCCAATCGCGCAGCGGTAGCCAACCCACGAACGGCTCATCGTACTCGAACAGCGGCGTGATGTCGCGCAGGATTACGAGGTCCACGTCGAGTAGCAGCACCTTATCCCCGAGCACCTTCGCAGCTTCGGAGAACATCCAAAGGCGGCGGTAGCAGGCCGGGAAGCGCTCGCCCTCTGGCGAGCGTAATTTGCTCAGCATCGCAGCGGAGGGCGGCGTCGGAAGCCACTCAACAGTATCATCGCCGGGCGGTCCATCGTGCAGGCACGTGATGCGGCCCTTGAAACCGTGGCGGCGCGCCATGCGGGCCAGCACTTCGACGTGATGCGGTTCAAAAGATCGCCGCGACAATCCAGTACCCGGCCAGAGCCATGTGACTATCGTGTTCGTCATAGGAGTTTCCGCAGGAATCCGCCTGCGCTGCCAAAGTCAACCGCATGGACTCCTCGGTAAGCGAGCTGGTTAGCGAGGATGGTCGCGGTGGGTCCGCAGGACATGATGCAAATATCGGGTTGTAACTCGACGATAGCATCTTCGTATTCCTCAATGTGGTCGAACGCCTGTCGGTGCGGACAGCGGACGTGGGTCGTGTGCAGCGCGGTCCGACGTATTAGCGGCAGAAACGAGTTGCCGGTCTCGCACAGGATCGCAACGTCTTTGCCCGCCCACAGGTCGGCCGCAAGCTCTGCGTACTCACGATTGTTGATCCACGGCGCGGAGTCGGGTCGTGACACAAACGCGGAATAGTAGGTGCGATGCGAGGGCAGCATCTTCACGAAGCGATCAAGGTGTTTATTCCAGTTCGGGAACTTGGGGCCTAGCTTGTTCATCGTAGGTATGCCAATGAGGCACGCGGGCGACGGAAAGCCGAGCACGTCGAGCAAGGACGCACTCAGTTCGGGGCTTGGCTTCTGCCGACAATAGCCGGCACCGCTCGCCATCTTGAAATTCACCGTCGCCAAAGCGAGCGATAGACCTCCCGGCTACCACTTCTTTTAATGTCTCAAACTCACCTTTAACAGTAGGCCACAACACGGCGATGCCCTCCATGAACCAACAAACTTACGGTTGCCTCAGAGTATCCAAATGCTCGCGCAAGGTCGCGCTGTCGAGCCCCAAATAGATATGCCTCACGCATTCTACCACGGGTTTCGTCACCCATCGTAGTGCGCTTGTTACGGTTGCTCTCGACAAGAGTAACCCAGCGGCAGTTGTGCGGCCCGTACCCGAGATGATTGTGGCGTCGATCTAGAATCAATCCGCGCTTGTAACCGCTCGCATAAGCCCAATACTTGAAGGCGTGAAATGAAGCGCGCCACTGATCGCATACCACTATCCCGCGCTCCGCATAGTGCTTTGTATCGTGCGCGTGCCCGCCTTTAGTGTGGCCGCATCGCTGTAACATTCCGCGCCACCGGGGGTACAGCGGATCGTCATGAACGTTCATTGTACTCGCTCGTAGCTAAACGGGAAGATGCCGGTATCGCCATCACCTTTTATTTTTCCTTCGCGCTCTAGGCGTTTCTTTGTCGCGATATAGTGTGATTGATCGCGACTCAGTGTAGTATCGGAAGCATCGCTGCATTCGCTCTTTGTGAACACTTCAAGATTGATGCTATGCGGCAGCATGTGGAGTTTCGCAACGCGCTCAAGCTGCGCGAGGAATGGCGAGCCGCCCCCCAGATGGCCGCTGAACGCATAGTTGTATCCACCAGCTTTCCAATATGCGGCCTTGGTGCATAGATAGCTGTCGCCGTGCGGTTTGATGCGCCCATACATTGCATCCCTCGGGAGCTTGTCCTTCATGCGGGTGTTGTCGGCCGCGCCGCGACGCCAGCGGGCGAAGCGGTACATGTCGTTCGCATCGAGCAGCGTCTCCGTCAACTGCCATGCGCAATCGGCGGGCAGCAGATGATCGATATCGATCTGCATGACCCACTGCGTTGTCGCGACGTGCGCCCCGAGGTTCCGCGCGCCGTTGCGGTTCCACGGGATATCGTCCGTGATGCGCAGGATCGTGATGTCGCGGCGCTCTACCAACGGCTCGGCGGGCTCGGGACTGCAATCATCTACCACGATGATCTTCATGTCCGAGGGATAGCTGTTCCATTCCGCACTCTGGCGCTTCAACATTTCCACGTTGCGATAGAACGGCACGATCAGGGTGATGGCTGGCTCAGTCACGGAGCTTCACCGAGCCACCGACAGCCCACGCTGTATGTTCGTGCGGTCCCTCAGTAGCGCAAGCCATGAGCCCACACTGCGGGTTGATGTGCAGATCGACGCAGCCGCTAACCGGCTCACCTAACGGTGTATTCGACCGCGCTATTTGCGTCTTCGCCTGCTCGTCCTCGATGTC